CCAGGGACAGGGAAAACAACTTTTATACTTGAAAAAATAGAAGAGTATTTGGCTAATGATGTCGGTATTGATGAAATAGCTTTCTTTTCTTTTTCTAATAAAGCAGTTGATGAGGCTAAACAAAGAGCTTCTCAAAAATTTAAAATACCACTAAGTCAGTTAGAAAATTTTAGCACATTACACTCTTTCGCATTAAGACAAATGGGTCTTACGAGAGAGCACATATTGAGCAATAATGATTGGAGAAACATATCAAATGAACTTAGGATTAATATTAACGTTAATAATGATGATGACATATTTTTCAACAACTATGACGACAAATATGTTGATCTTATAGAAAAGGCAAAAAGAAGAGACATACCTTTACGTGATTGTTGGGCTATGTTTGCGAAAGATATTATTTGGCATAAATTAGAATACATAGATAAAGGTCTCAGAGATTATAAAGATTTTGGGTATGAACAGTTTACAAGTGGTAGTGACGGATATCTTGTAAAAGATCAAGGACCAAAAGTAGATTTTACAGATTTAATAACAAACTTTGTTAAAGGTAGTTTTTATAAACATTTTAAAGTTGTTTTCTTTGATGAGTCTCAAGATATGTCTACGATACAGTGGAAAATGGCAGAAAAAATATGGAAAAACTCAGAAAAAAGTTATCTCGCCATGGATCCTAATCAAGCTATTTATACTTGGGCAGACGCAGATGTATCAAAAGCAATACAAATCAAAGATGAAGCTAAGAATATTGTTGTGTTAGATCAATCAAAAAGAGTTCCAAGAAAAGTTTGGGAAATTGTTAATCGTGTTGAGGAACAAATAGTAGGATATGATGACATCAAGTGGTCCCCAGCTAATCGAGACGGATCTGTCGAGTTTATTAGAGGCATGTATCATTTAAACATGGACGAGGGCTCTTGGTTGATAATGGGCAGAACAAGAACCATTCGTGATGACATGGAAGAAGTCATGAGAAAGAAAAATATTTTTTTTAGAGTTAAATTAAAAGACAATAAATATAGATATTCTATTGGAAGTAAGGAAAGAAATGCTATTCTTACTTGGAAAGATTTGATGAGAAATGAAAATAATCAAGTGCCTATAAGATTGATAGAAAATTTATATAAATGTTTAGGAAAAGAGTATGTGGTTCGTGGTAATAAAAAACTTATTACAGAACAAAAAAAAGCTTTTCCTGATAAGAAATTATCTTTTAAAGATTTGAAAGATGACTTCGGACTAACGGTTGACTTTGGTACGCCTTGGGTAGTTGTAATGACAACAATTAACACAGAAACAAAAGCGTACTTAGAAAACTTAGAGACAAGAGGTGAAGACTTAGCCTTAGAACCAAGAGTAACTTTATCTACTATACATCAACAAAAAGGCGGTGAAGCAGATAATGTTATTGTTTCTTTAGATATAGGAAAAATGGCATACGAAGAATATCGTACTAATCCTATTAGCGAGCATAGACTGTTTTATGTTGCTTTTTCTAGAGCTAAAGAAAATTTATTTATAATAACGCCACAATCGCGGGAGGCATATAGAATATGAGTAAACAAATTGGAATGTTTAAACCAAAATCAGAGTGGGTTCCACCTATGGATTTTCCTAACATTAAAGACGCAGATAAAATAGCAATAGATCTAGAAACAAAAGATCCTAATCTTATGCAGAAAGGCCCAGGTTGGGCTACTAATGACGGAGAAATTATTGGTGTTGCTATCGCTGTGGACGGTTGGAAGGGATACTATCCTATTCGACATGAAACAGGTTTTAACCACGATCCACGAGTCGTGTTTGATTGGCTTAATGAAGCTCTTTCAGGAGACGGAGAAAAAATAGCTCACAACGCTACTTATGACTTTGGTTGGTTAGAAGCTGAAGGAGTCAAATGGAATGGTCGTATCATTGACACAATGATTGCTGCTCCTTTAATTAATGAAAACAAATTTAGTTATTCTTTAAATGCAGTATCAAAAGAATATTTAGCTGAAAGTAAAAACGAATTTCTTTTAAATGAAACAGCAGCACAATGGGGTGTTAATCCTAAAAGCGAAATGTTTAAAATACCTTCTCAATATGTAGGAGAGTATGCTGAACAAGACGCAGTGCTGTCTTTAAAACTTTGGGATAGATTAAAACCTGAAATAGTTCAACAAGACTTGCAAACAGTTTTTGATTTAGAAACTGACCTCATACCTATTCTTATGAAGATGAGAAAAAAAGGTGTAAGAGTGGATTTAGAACAATTAAAGAAAGCTGAAAAGACATTTGTTAAAAAAGAAAATGAATTAATGAAATTCATCTTTGAAAAGACAGGGCTCAAATGTGATATATGGGCTGCTCGTTCCATTGCTACCATTTTTGATCAGTGTAAGATTGATTATCCTAAAACAGAAAAAGGTAATCCTAGTTTTACAAAAAGCTTTTTAGAGTTTCATCCTCATCCTATTCCGAAGGCAATTGTTCAGGCCAGAAACTTCAACAAGGCACGGACCACGTTCCTTCATACAATAGAAAAATATCAGCATAACGGAAGAATTCATGCGAACATTAATCAGCTACGAACAGAAAATGGTGGTACGCTGACAGGTCGTTTTAGTTATTCTAACCCTAACCTTCAACAAATTCCTGCTAAAGATGACGCTGAATCGGATATTAAAATCGGTTCCTTAGTTAGAGGATTGTTCTTACCTGAAGAAGGAGAGAGGTGGGGTTCTTTTGACTACTCTCAACAAGAGCCACGACTCGTGAGCCACTATGCAAACATCGTGAAGCTAGAGGGTGCTGAAAAAATCGTTAAAGCTTACAATGAAGACAAAGAAACAGATTTTCATACAATCATGGCTGAAATAGGAAATATACCTCGTAAGAGCGCTAAAACCATAAATTTAGGGCTATTTTATGGCATGGGTGTGGGAAAGCTATCTGATCAATTAGGCATTGATCCTGAAGAAGGTAAATCTTTAATCAAACAATATAATGAAAGAGTTCCTTTTGTTAGACAATTAGCTGACGCAGTATCTGACCATGCTAATAAAAGAGGAGCTGTTAAAACTTTCTTAGGTCGAAGATGTCGTTTTGAATTATGGGAGCCAAAAGCATTTGGTTCTTACAAAGCGTATCCTTTGGATAGAGCTAAAGAAGAGTATGGTGAATATACTCCTTTGAAAAGATCAGGGACGTATAAAGCTTTAAATAGGTTGATACAAGGATCAGCGGCTGATCAAACAAAAAAAGCCATGATTGATTTAGATAAAGAAGGTATCAATCCTATGATTCAAATTCACGATGAACTAGCCATTAGTCTTAATGGTGATCCTGAAGTGGAGAAAAAAGTCATTGATATTATGGAAAACACGATTGAAATGAGTGTTCCTTCCAAGGTCGATGTAGCAATAGGAAACAATTGGGGAGAAGCAAAATGAACTGTTGGCATTGTAATACACAATTAATATGGGGTGGAGATCATGATTTAGAGGATGAAGCAGAAGAATATATCATGGTGACAAATTTAACCTGTCCTAATTGTGATAGTTATGTGGAAGTTTTTCTTCCTGAACAAAAAAGTTTTAAAGTTATAAAAGGAGAAAAAAATGAGAATAACCTATAATAATGGTGAACTAAACTTATCTTTAACTAATGAAGAAGTGGATCATATTGCTGATAACAAAGGTAGAAGTATACCAATGGATATTAGTTGGCTGAAGGTTTTACATGAAGATATTTCAAAATGCGTTTTAGCTCATTGGTCTGCTGTTGAAGTATGGGATGCATTAGAGGCACATCAGAAAACTGTAAAAAGCATAAGTAAAAAAGAAGAATAAGTATTATATTCTCCTCTAAATAAACCAAGGAGATAATAATGTTTAACCTAACTAATAAAGCCAAAAATCATTTCTTAAACTTCTTTAAGCAAGAAGATAAAGATCAATCAATCAAAGACTTCTGTCAAGCAGAATATAAAAAAGATTGGTATGCAGCCTATAGATCTTTTAAAGAAGAAGGTCAGTTCCCTAATTTTATTAGAAGAACTCTTTAAGTATTAGCTACTATTTCAGCTAGATGTTCACATCTGTTGGTGGTTTGCTTATGCCACCTAGAATCTTTCATTTCATCCGAAGCTTCTTTCCACTTCTTGTTTCTCATGTTTTTCCACATCTTGGAGAAATTTCGGACACCTTGAGTTCCTAGTTGAAAAACCATTTCCACAATAACGTGTTCTATATGAACAGGTAAATCGTGACCAATACATTCCTCAATTAGAGCATCAGCTCCCGCTGCTGCTCTGTTTAAATCTAAATCAAATAGTTCATCTATTTCTTCTCTAGAAATTTTTTTTCCTTCAGGAAATCTTTCTCTTTCATGTGGTTTAATAAGGTGGCCTATGCCAATCGTGGCTTTTCCTAAACTGTCCAAATATACGTGATCAACAATTCCTTCCGCAGAAGTAACTCTAGCTCTTAACTCATCTGTAATTTCAATCATGATGCACCTATACCCCAATGTTCTTCATGGGGATCTTTTTCTACCTTTCTTTTAAATATATTTATAATAAATTGAATTAATTTCATTTATTTAAGTTTATACCCTAAACCACTATATTTGTCTACACTTCCACCATCTTTAAATGCAAAACTTAATCCACCTTCTACTCCTTGATCACCAATACCAATATTATAATTTACAGGAGTATTATTAAACATAAACTGATCTTTGTATCCAATACTATTTGGATTAAAAGGATCAAATTGAATTTTATCTAAATTATATTTTTGAGCTAAATTTTGTAGATTTTGTAATTGACCTATTAAATTTATTCCTACGTTATCTGCTCTTGCATTAGCTAAATTATATTGATTACTCACGTTAGGTTTTGCCTTAAAAGGAAGATTATCTAAGTTAACAGTTCTTTCAGGTAAAAAAGGAAACTCTTCGTCAAATTGTTCATTTGACATTTCAGTTGGAAGAAAAATACTATCTAAAGATTGTGTATTAATTTTTTGATCATTAAAAGTAGGGCCTACAAAAGCCCCTCCTATTGCATCTGCTTCACTTGAAAAAGGATCAGGTTTTGGAACAACAAACTGACTTTCACCTCTTAAAGCGTTTGGAATACCTTGAGTGACAAAATCTTTTCCTTTGTCATACAATCCTTTTAATAAAGATATTAAAGGAGTTCCCTTTTCAGCGAAACCTTTAGCAATACTTCCAAGACCATAACCAATATCACTTCCAATTTCTCTAAAGGTGGGACCGTATTGATTAGCTAATCTTTCTCTCTCAGCAGTAAGACTACGAGGAGCATCTGAAGTCATTTGCAACAATGTTCCCCCAGTATTAGGAACTTGTTTTGTAAACTTATTTTTAAAATCAGTTGTTCTTTGTTCTTGAAAAGCTCTTCTCGCTAATCTATCTGCACTCACATCTTGGCGACCATCAAAAAATGCATCACGAGTCATTTCTCTAACTCTTGGAGAAGTGCCTCTATTAAAAGCCACCATGCTTTTTTGCAAATCTTTAAAAGATTTAGCCATTATGCTACCACCTGTGGTTTTTTAAACTTTTTAGATTCATAGAGATCCACGATACCACCTTCTGCTGCATTAAACAAAGGTAATCCTACTGACTCTAAACTGCTCATTGTTTGTGAGTTGGTTGATCCACCAATTCCTTCACTTATGGAAGCTAAATTTAATTGAGGCACGGACAAAGGTTCAATGATATCAGATCCTGTGTCTCCTCTACTAACTTGAGGTTCCGAAAAGGTGACTGTACCTCCACCTTTTGGAATATCATTAGGAATAACCTCCTTAGTATTATCTTCTATATCGTTAAGTTCATCTAAGAATATGTTTGAATCTCCTTGAAGGTTGTCAACATCTATAAGAAGTTGATCTAATTGATCAGGCTTACTTGGGTCTTTTTCAAATAACTGAATATTATCTAAAATATTTTCAATATTTTCTTTAGCTTTTTCTATATTTTCAATATCAAAACTAGGATCTAATCCTACTAATTCTGTGTTAATAGCAGAATCTTTTCCTCTTTGTTCTAATTCTCCTAAAGTAGCTCTAAAAAATTGCACCAATGAAGCTTTTCTTCTTATAGCAGGAAGAGTTGAATCAAATCCTTCAATAGCATATCTTAGTGTATCAGGACTTGTTAAAAAATTAGAAAAACTTCTAACACCTACTAAAGATCCCACAACTCCTATAGGGCCTCCAAAAACAAATTTTAAAGCTTTTGCAAGTGGATGATTTAACATAACATTAAATCCTCCTTGACCACCAATAGCAATACTTCTTCTTAGAAAGGATCCTGTGCTAGGTATAAATATGTTTTGTTGTCTTGATAACATATCAATCACATCAGTAACGTAACCAGAAGGTAATTGTTGAGATTTTGGTAAACCTTCATTCATTATATTTACTAATTGATTAAAAGCCTTACCTTTTACTTTTCCTCCTGCACCATCTAATCCTAATTTTTTAATTAAAACACCTGTGTCTAAAATTGCTTCTGAAGTTCCATCTTTTGTTTTTGTGGCTGAAGTAAAAGCATCATCAAACCAATTTCTTGCTAATTGACCTGCTAATTTTCTATCACCACCAGTTATTTTCATAAAATCATCAACTGCTGAAGGAGACATTCTTCTAAGTAAAGGACCAATTAATTCGTCAATATATTTTTTTGACTCTCCCTTAAATTTACCACTCAAAGCAGTAAAAATATCATCAACACTTTCAATTTGTCCAGCTACTACTCTTTCAAAAGGTTCTCTAGCCGTTGTATATATTTTTCTAAAATCTACAATTTGTGTTATGTAATTTTTAATAATGGCTTGATCTTCTTTTGAAAACTTAGCTAAAAAATCATCAGCGTTAGCGTTATCTAACAGGTTTCTCATTTCATCAAATGATGAACCTAATTGTTTTTTGGTAGTTCCTGGTTTACCTTTAGCAGATTTTACAGAGTTTTCTAATTGCTCCATTATAGTTTTCCAACCTGTGTAATTTATTCTAGCGTTTTCAGGATAAAGGCTTACAAATCTTTTAGCAAAATTATAAAATTCATTATAACCTGGATCCGTTGTTTTGGATACACTCTTGCCATATTGTTTTTCAAAATCATCAATGTACTTTGTTAAAAAATTTCTCATACCATTAACAGGTATGACTTTTCCTTTGTTAGGAACTAATTTTTCTGCTTTAACTATTTCATCACTAATTCTTCCCATAGTTTTTTTAAAGACACCATAAGCTTGTGCTGACTTTTCAAAAATATTTCTTGCAAGAGTATCGTCATCTAATCCTTTACCTAATTTATTAGAAAAATCTCCTAATAATTGAAATAGTTTTTCGGTTCTTTGAGGTGTCACACCTTTTAATTTTGATCCTAAAAGAGGTATTTGAGCAAAAGCGGTTCTAGCAACATTTATAAATTTACCTGTCAAGCTTTTAGTATCCAAATCTCCTATAGTAAAAGCTAGTTTGTCTCCTAAATATTCTCTTGATTTTTGAAAAGCTTCTTTAAGATTTTTATCTTTTAAAACTCCACTAGATAAAGCTACTCTAAAAGATTGAATAGCTGTTTCAGCCATAGGACCTATAGATGCCCAAGTTAAGTTTCTTTTAATATCATTAGGTAGCTTGTCTAATTGTTCCCAAAGACTCATTTCTTCCCCTGTAGATTGACTTTGTATTATATCAAACGCTTGAGCGCCTGCTGTAGCTCCCAAAGCATCATATAAAATTAGTGTTAATACTTTACCTGGAACGCTAGGAACATAAGGAAGAGCTCTTAATGTAAAAGCTTTGGTTCCTGCAGCTAAACCTGAAATACCACCCACAGCTTCAAATGTTTCTCTGTTTAATCCATACTTTTCTATTCCTTTTCTTTGAGAAAAAATTTGTTTTATCTCTTTTGCACTGAAAAAAGGTTCATCTCTTTCTGTTGCTTTTATGATGCTCTCTGTAGGACTTTGAACAAAAGAATCTAGCAATAATGAGAATACATTAGGGGTTTCTTCGGTTTTAAATTGTTGTAACTCTTCTATTCTTTCTTCTTTTTTCTTTTGAAGATCGTCTATCTCTTCTAAAAAAATATTTTTTTCAGCCATATTATTGTCCTGACTGTTGTTGAAGTTTTTCAAATAAAGATTGTAATATTCGTGATTCAGCTTCAGGTCTTTCTTCTATTGCCTCTAAAGCTTCTTTTACTAGATCATTATCCTCGGTCAAATCAAACCGTGATAAAATCTGATTTAATTTTGAACCGTAATCAATTTTATCTCTTCCTATGGCTTCTCTCATATAATTAGCTGAATTTCTAACATTTTTTAATAAGCCCTTTAAAGTGTCTGTAGCAACAGTAGCATCACTAAGTCCTGATATTCTTAAATTACTTTTTTCATCCAAAATTCTATTTAAAGCTGGAATACGAGCAGAGTCTAAATCTTTTGTAAAATCAATTAATTTTTGAGGAATTTGATTTTCTAAAGTAGCAAGTCTTTGTATGTCAGGATCAGAAAGATATTGAGTGATGCTATCAGGAATAGGACTTTTTTTATTTAATGCCGCAAATATTTGATTGATAGGCAAAATAGTTCTTTGCCCTAATTGCATAAAATCACCAACAAGGCCTGCTAATTTATTATTACCCTCAATTAAAGATATTGCTTCTTGAAACAAGTCTTCCAATTCATTACTTAAAACAATTCTTTTTTGATAATCATTAATTGTACTTTGATCTTGTATTAATTCCATAGATCCTTTTCCTAATGTATCTTCTTTAGAAACTCCATACTCTCCTGTTTCAATTCCCTCCATTAGTTCCTCGTAAGGTGTGTAACTAGAGGCAAGTAATTTATTATCAGAGGTTTCTCCACTTTGAGTGCTTCCTGTAGATCTTTTTACAACTTCTCCACCTTCTTTCAGACCTGAACCGTCTCCCTGAGATTTTGTTTGTGGCACGATGTTTTCAATATTTATAGTTTGCCCTCCTTTAACGTTTATAACTTCAAAATTGTTAGCTATTAAATTAGCAATTTTTATTTGATCTTTGTCTCCATCAAGAACTGTAGTGACATCTGTTTTAGGGTCTCTCAAATAAACAGGGTTTTGCATACCTTTTGATTGTTCAAAAATAACTTTTAATTGATTCTCTAGTCCCATTTTAGCTAAACCAAACTCTCTTTCACTCATTGAATTTTTTCTTGCCAATAATGATTTGTAAGCTTGAAGTGCTATTGCTTTATCTTGATCTTTAACAGCCTTTGTTATTGCAAAGAAATTTGCAGCGCCTTCTCGTAAAAGAGTATTAGGATCTTCACCTGCCGCTAATCGTAAACCTAGATCAACTCCTGTTGTAGCTAAAGCTTGTCTACCTTCTGCTTTAGAATCACCCATAATTCCTCTTAATAAATCAATTTCACTTTGAAGAGTCGTTGCATCCATTTTTACTGGAGTTATGTATTGTTTCATAAAATCAGACATTAAAGTGTTAGATGCGTCCATAAAATCAGTAGTAGGATTAGAAGAGCTTATTGAAAAAGGTACAGGAGAACTATTTAAATTAGGAATTGTTGTTGGCATCTCCTGATTTCCATAATCAAAAGGTGCATCGACAATTAACCCTGTGTTAGCTCTTACAATTCCCATGTTCTGTGGATTAGCTAATTGATCAGAAGCCATTGGCATAGGTCCTTGAGCCATCATTTGTTGTCCTTGTTGAGTTTGAGCAATACCTTGTTGTTCTTTCATTTCAAAAACAGGTTGCACTAAAGCTAGAACAGATAAAGGTGTTTCAGTAGCATCTTTTTCACCAACAACGCTTGCTAGTTCTTGAACTCTTCCTTCCATAGGAACTTCGTCACCACGAACTTCATTCATTAATTGAACATACTGTTCAGGAGAAACTTTAGCGATACCCTCTTGAGACGGATCACGGTCCGTGGTCATCGGTTCTTCTTGATCTAATCCATCAGCAATGCCAACAGCATCAGAGTTCATTTCACCACCCTCAGCTTGTTCTCGTATATCTACTTGAGGTTTACCCTCTTTATCAAAATAATATTTAAATTTTGGATTAAGTGGTCTTGTGGGTTTTGGTCTATCGCTTGTAAATACATCAGCTATAAATGGAGCAATAGAACCTCCTCCTCTATTTATAAAATTTAAAATTTTATCTAAGGTAGAAGGATCATCCATTGGTGCTCTTTTTGGACCAGCAAAACCATAAGAATCAGGATTTAAATCCTCTGGATACTTAAATACAGGAAATCCTGGATTACTATTAGATTCAGTTTCACCTATTAGCGCAGGATTTAATTCTTTTTCTTTATTACCCATTGGTACTTCACGATTGTCAAAAATTTTATTACCCATTGGTACTTCACGATTGTCAAAAATAAGTCTCCCTTTAATAGTTTTTAAATAATCACCTTGTTGATCACTACCCATATTCATAAACGCATCAAAGTCAAAATCAGTAGAATTTGTTATCATTTCAAAAACAGTGTCTAATAACTGAGGATTGGTCATCGCATCATCAAGATTAATTTTATAATCTTTATCAGGTACTTCTCTATTTAAACTTTTATTACTAATGACTCCTAACTTGTCTAAAATATCAAATTTTAAAAAAGGAGGAACGGAAGTAGAGCTTTTTTCTCCCATTTGAGGAGATCCCTCTTGTCTCATTACCATAGGGCTAGATTGAACTTGTTGTTGTTCAGTCATAAATTTTTTATATAGCTGACCTATAATCTGATCTCTATTAGGGTTTTGCATCAGTGATTGTAATTGTTCAGGAGACAAAGTCGTTTGTAAATATTGCATAAAAGCTTGTTCACCACCCATAGGACTTCCCTGTTGTCTAAACATAGGTCGTTGCATAACTTGATTCATCATTAAAATAATCCTCCACTTCCTTGTAAACCACCTAAGGCACTAAGACCTGCGATACCATAACCTGCAATCTGTGCTAGAGGAGATCCTTGAGTGCTAGGTGCAGTCGATGTTTGAATTGTTTGTTGTGATGTTGGTGCTCCCTGATAAATATCAGATAAGAAACCTAATCGTTGATAAGGCTCATATAAATTTTGTACTTGATTAGCTCTTAATGCGTCTAACTGAGCTTGACCTGGAGTAAATGTTCCTGTGGGATCTGTCGATCCAAACTGTTGTGTTAGTCCACCTAGTCCTAATAAGGTGTTAATATCTTGACCTGTCGATGCTTGACCAATTTGACCTAATCCTGCTTGTTGTCCTGCTATTGTTCCATATTGAGGAGCTAACGCTCCTAACCCTGCAGCTGAGCTTTGTTGTCTTGCTCCAAATTGTTGTTGTGCATTTAAAAAAGATTGAGCTTGAGCTTGAGCTAATGCTGAAGCACGATTACGTTCTAATTCTGCTCTTTGAATACCTTCTCTACCACCACCAAAAGCACCTGCATCAATCGCTTGAGCGGCCGCACCTTGCTCTGCAATATTATAAGCACGATTAATTTCATCTTGAATTGACTGTTGATAAGGATTCATAAAAGGTTGAAGCTGTTCCATAGTTGGAGCTTTACCAATATCTGTATAGGCACTTGCTGCTTGACCTAACGTTCCGAGGCCCGCGGCTTGTGATTGAAGAGCACTAGCTAAAAAAGGTTCAAAGGACCCTACACCTGCTTCTCCCACTTGAAGCGCTCTTTGTTGTTGAGGGGAAAGTCCAGCTATTTGTTGTCCAGGTAATCCTGCTCTGACAGGACGTTGAATTACATTGCCATCTTCGTCTTCTACAGGAAGACCTGTTATAGGATCAATAACATTTTCTAAAATAGGGTTTCCTAAATCGTCATAGCGAAATCCACCAACAGGAGTTGAAGCTAAATTTTTTGCAGTGTCTAAAAGCCCTAGTTTCCTAGCTTCTACTTCAGCTGCTTCTCTTACAATTTGTTCTGTTGTTACCATTATGCCATACCTATGCTTTGTTGTGATAAACTACCACCGTTTTCTAAACTTTTCATCATTTTATACATGTTTTTTGCTCCCACTTTTCGCGATCCACCACCCGCGTTTCGAACAGCTTGAGCAGTCATTACAAATTCACCATCACTTAACATCGCAGGAATATCATCTGATGTTCCTGTCCCAGGACCTACAATTTCTCCAATACGTTTAGGATGTTCTTTTACTTTACCATCAGGGTGCTCTATTTGTTGACCACTACCCTCTGCAAAACCTGTCACTTCACCACCTTTAGCAGAAAAATTCATAGGTATCATAAATTCATTTCCAATTTGATTGGCCATGTATTGATCTCTCATACCTTCAGGTAAATAATAACCATCAGGATTGTATCCTGTAATAGAACCAATTTGATATTGAGAGGGATTAGAAGCATATAAGTTTTCAGACGCTTCTTCTTCTTCAGGAGAATTAAAGTATTGATTATATAGATTCTCAGCCACAGGTGCTGCAGATGCAATTCCATAAGCTAATGGACCATATTGATACATAAAGCTAGATTCTTTTGGGATACCCAATGCAGTTATCATTTCATCTGAAATGGGATTTCCTGTTATCTGTCCTAAAGTTTTCATTTTTGAAAACTCAGGATTAATTGCTCGTTCACTTGGATCAAACGATGCCATAAATTTATCTCCAACTTTACCAAAAAAACCTTTTTCAGGTGTTGGTGGTGAAGTATTTAAACCACTAAAAGCTTCCTCTATTGTATTAGGAGTCATATTACCTATATCAATATCTCTTTGAATTGCATTAGCAAATTTTTCATTTATAGGTATATTTGTTACTTGTGGTATTTCTCTTCCAAAAGAACCCTTCATGAATTTTTGACCCATGGTTCCCTCACCACCACTTAAAGCTCCTCGAATACCTGAAGTTGCAACTTGAAGAGCTAAACTTTTTGCTATATCAGCAGGTTTTTTTCCTGCTAATCCTTGAATACCTGCACCTAATGCTGCTTGACCAACTCTACTTGCTAAAAAAGATCCAAGTTTTCCTCCCACTAAGCTACCAATTCCTGGAGCTACAAAAGGTAAAACAAAGGGAGCAATAGGAGCTACAGCTTTAGCAACACCTGTGACAGTGTCTTTAACATTTTGAAAAAAGTCACCGACCAACGATCCGAGACCTAATTCATAAACTTGTGCGTACTCCTTTTCTTGCATTTTATTCCTTTACTCAGGTAGGGTGTGTGCCCCAGCAAACACATTAGGAGCTGTCACGTGAACATCTCTTCTAATATCTGCTTCTGTTGTTTCTGTTTCAGGATTGTCAATATCTGCCTGACATTCCTCGTGTGAATTATACTCTTGACCTGTTTTAGTATTCGTAACAGTCGTCTCTACTTTTGCACTATACACAGGAATTTTTTCGCCATTGATCACGTCATAACGCAAAATCTGTGGCTCATCTACAATCTTTGCCATACTCTATTTTTATAGGTAGAAAGCTAGGAAATCAATAGGTTTATTGCTGTTGCTTGACTTCTAATACAGATATATCAGAGGTGAGATCTGTTGAAGACGCTTGAATTTTTAAAGAGTCTCCACCCTCATACACAAAAGGTCCATTGAGTTGTTGAGTAGATCCATGAGCTACATCAATGTTGTTGATCTCTACGTCAGTAGATCCATTATTATGAGTAATTTTAGCATTAACAGTACCTGATCCTGAATCATTATGAAGAACTATCGTTTGAACTATAAAGGTTGAAACAGGTGTTGGAGGAGTTGCTGCCACATTTGCAACAGGAACTGTAAAAATTGTTATAACATCAGTGTTAGCTGCCTTTTGTGTAAACCTTTTAAATACGTCAGCCATCTATCTAAAAAACCACGCTCTTCTTGTGGACTCCTCTTGAGTGTCTTGTGTATATTGAGTGTTCAATTGTTGTATCATTTCCTCTAA